TGTTACAACTGTTAAAACACAGTTACAAGGAACTATACAAGTTTCTTCTGGATCAAAAACAGTAACAGGTACTGGAACAAAATTCATTGTAGAATTACCTTCAGTTGGTAATCAATTATTTGTGACCATATCTGGTGTGAAAACAAGTATCGGTTATGTGGCACACATTATTAATGATACTACATTACAATTAGAAGAAGCATGTCCTATTGCTGTATCAGCGGGTACACCATGTATCGCTCATGTATACAGACCTGGATATAAAATGGCTCCCAATGGATTTTTATATCCAGAAGGCGCCACACCGAAAACTATAATAGATTTTTTTCGTCGTGTCAAAGTATCAGAACGATATATCACTACTATAGGTGCACTGGTTCCATATACAATTGAAGATGGTGAAACACCCGAGTTGGTATCACAAAAATTCTATGATACACCTTTCTATCATTGGACTATATTAATGGCTAATGACATTACAAATCCGAGAGAAGAATGGCCAGTCACTGAAAAACAATTGATGAGCAGAATTGAATTGTTGTATCCAGGAAGCAACTATTGGGATGTATATGAATATCGAAATGCTTCCACAGGGTATGTTGAAGAACATGATCCTGCTGCTATTTTAAGCGGAGAACAAATTGCAGTCTCTATATATGATTATGAGTTTGAAAAGAATGAAGAGAAACGTAACATTAAGGTTATTCAACCTATATTCATCAATGAATTCATAAGAAATTTCTATAACGAATTGATTACATAATATGTCAGAACAAATAAAACCAGGATCCATCTTTGTTGATGAATTCATGCTCTTCACTGATAAAGGTGAAGAGTTTGATTTAAAAACATTTATTGTTTCCATTTCTATATTTGAAGATTTATTTTCCAATGTATTATCTGGAATGGCTATCATCACAGACAATTTAAACTTGGTTGGAACTATTCCTATTGTTGGGCGTGAAATCATTAATGTACGCGCCCGTGTCCCAGGATTTCAAAATTGTCAGATTAACCGAGCGTTTTTCATTTATAGTGTTCAAAATAGAGCGGCAACATCTCAGGATCGTCAACAAACCTACGAGATACATTTCATCTCACTTGAAGGCATGGTTGATAACATCACGTTCGTATCTAAAAAATACAACGGACCTACTGATGAAATTGCTGAAAAAATATTCAATGAATATTTGCGTCTCCCTAGAATTTGGAGTAAAGAATATCCTTTCCCAATAGGTCTTTCCAAGAATAACAACTTATTGAATCCAGAATGGTACCCACAAGTACCACAAACTAATTTAAATCAGTTAAGTATTGGGGGTGGAAGACCCTTCAAATCTAAAGTATGTTGGGTTGTTCCCATGTGGACACCGTTCAAAGCTATCAATTGGTTAGCTAACAGGTCTATTGACGGTTCAACAGAAGGTCCTAATGTTCTATGTTGGGAATCATCTCAAGGATTTTATTTTGCTAGCATGGATACGATATTTGAGAATCAAAAAGATGTGAAAAATAGAAAAAATTTCTACTATGGGTTAGATGATGCTGGCATTGAAGTGATACAAAAAAGTCAAGGGGGAACTAACGCCTTGGCTAAAGGATATGAAAAAGTTGAAGATGTAGTCATTCCTATGGTCTCGGATGTGTTGAAAAGTCAAGATTATGGACACATGGCATCGAACATGCATGTATTAGATATTGCTGTAAAAGATTATAAAGAATACATCTTCGATTACGCCAGTAACTTTGATACATTCAATCATTTAGATGGTGATAAACCAGCCTTTAATGTAAATCAAATTCGCAACATTTATTCATATCGAACATTTCGTACTGCACATAAAAAATTATTTAATGATTATGAAGAACCTAATTATGATAAATGGGTACTCCAACGTAATAGTTTAATGTTTGATTTAAGTAATCTACGGATAGAAATTACTGTCCCAGGATTTTTTAATACTGAGGCAGGAGAAGTTGTGAACTTCTATTATCCGAGAATGACAGAAAAAGGGGGCGGGATGGAAATAAAAGATTTAATTGACCCTTATTTGTCTGGATCCTATGTTGTGGTAGCAGCTCGTCATATTATCGGTGAGGATAAATATCGCATGAAATTAGAATTAGTGAAGGAATCTCTTTCGACGAGTTTAGTATAAATGAATAACTTATATGGAAATGGTGGATTTTATTGGTTTATGGGTGTCGTAGAAGATAGACAAGACCCAGAATTTCTTGGGCGTTGTCGTTTACGAATTGCGGGATATCACACATCAGATAAAACTATTTTGAAAACTGAAGATTTACCTTGGGCTATGCCTTTGTTACCTATGACATCAGCATCCATGTCCGGTGTGGGAAACGCGCCAGTTGGACCTGTTGAAGGCACCTGGGTATTTGGATTTTTCATGGACGGTGAAGAGGCTCAAATCCCTATAATGTTAGGTACCTATCCTGGTAAATCTCTACCTTTGAATTTACTAAGCTTAATATCTCAACTCATGGCGGCACTAACAGCCCCTTTAACAACTCCTGCGAAAGGATTGTCAGCTGCTGCTATTCCTACTTTAGATATTTTACAACGTGATTATGACCGGGAAACTGAACAATTAGCAAATCAAGTAACTACAGAAGGTGGCGATAATGTCTGACACACGGTTTATTATTAATGAAGTTCGTAGAGTTCTCCCGAATGTATCAGCATTAAGCTTATCAATTTTAATTGATTCATCCCCCACATTAAAAGGAATTATTGAAAGTCAATCAAAAACTATTCGTCGATATGCTAAACAAAATAATGTAGGGACTATTCAAGACGCAGAAGAAACTGTCACACTTATCACTAATGATGGCAAAGAATTAGTTGTTCCTATTTCTCAAGCTAATGAAGTAGCTGCACAATATGGAATAACACCAATTGTTTCTGTAGAAGGAACAGGTACTAGCACTGGCACAGGTACTAGCACAGATGAAAGTTTAGAAAATATTTTAGCTCAAATTTTTCTTACGCCAGAGCAAGTTCAAGCCATTCTACAAGAAGTAGAAGCATCCCAAAATCAAAACATTGACAAAGAAAGTATAGCACAAACATTGCAAGGAGTTCGCAATAATCCATACTTTATTACGCCTGAAGAAGCTGAAATTGCTAAACAATATAATAATTTTGAAGAAATTCCTTTTTACGAAAATAGTTTACTAGCAACACCTGAAGGAGAAATTTTCATTGATCCTGAAACAGGTGCTGCCATTTTAGCTCCTACGCCGAACATTGTGAAAGAGGTCCCTCCCCCAAGTCCAGAGGGGTATATTGGTGATTTGACACCAGAAGATGTAGATGTGATGTTGACTATTCTTGCTGATGAAGTACGTGAAGAATTAGAATATCAGGGATACAATCCTTCAACAGAAACTATCACAGACGAAGGCAAGATAGGTAAATATGGTTTAACTATCGAAGAATTAGTAGGTGTAGGTGTCATCACACAAAATGCTATAGATGACTGGGAAGCTATACCGGAAATTGCTCGCGGCGATTATGCATTTGACGCAGTGAAATTGGGATTGATAAGTGAAGAACAGTACAATCAAATCCCGGTTTCCATTCGGTCAGCATTACATTGGTATGTAATGACGAATAAGCGATATTGGTTAGAGAAGTTGATTGGTCCAGAAAACATGATGAAAGTTGATAAGATTCAACGTTTATTGGCATATCGTCACATGTTGAAAAATTGGAAAACTACTTTTCGATTTTTCATGCTACAGAAAATTTTTGAAAAAGCACAAATTGCTGGTTATCTAATCGCACAAAAGCTATTCGGTAAAAAAATCAGTCAGTTATTTGGTCTTGGACCACGTTTTGCAAGTATCATAGGAAAAACTGCAATAGATGTGTTTGATAGGGCTACACGTGGTGTTTTAGCTACACAAAACATGTCTCCGCGACCAACAGACATTAAAAAAATTGATGCCGCAGCTAAAACAGTTCCTCCGGTTACTCCAAAACCTCCTGCATCAGGAAGAAAATTTGAAGAATTTCCTACGATTGCTGAACAACCAAGTAACACGCCAGTTCGAAAAATACCAAAGAATCAAGGATTTTACGATCCCAACAATGTGTATCCTCGGGTAAAAAGAATTGCTGAACCAGATACTAATCGTTTAGCACGACACCAAAAAATTCAAAATACCATTGTTGCTACTAAAGAAAAAAATCGCATCACAGATATTCCGGTAGCTCGACGCTCAGCTCCAGTAAAATGGAGTGAGCCTAAATCGCCTTATAATGCCAAGTACCCATACAATCACGTTCGTGAATCTGAATCTGGTCATATCATAGAAGAAGATGATACACCGAACAATGAACGCCTACATTGGTATCACCGTGAAGGCACATATCATGAAATTGATAGAAATGGAACTTCGGTTCGTCGTATTGTAGGTGATGGATATGAAGTATATGAACGAGATGGAAACATCTATGTAGGAGGACGATGTAACATCACCGTGGAAGGTAATTGCAACCTATATGTGAAAACACATGCCAACGTTCAGGTGGATGGTGATTTGATTGCTGATGTACATCGCAATATGATATTCCACGTGGCTAAAAATATTGATATGACAGCAGGAGAAAGTATCAATATTCGTGCAAAACAATTCATTAATATTGAGTCGAAAGGAGAAAATATTAATATCAAAGCTCCTAAGACGGTCAGTATGACTGGACGAGTTGTGAATGTCCGTGGTAATCAAATTTTAAAACTATCAGGCGAGTTGAAAGCATCATTGTCATCTCCTAATGGTCAAGCACTATTACTATCTGGTGCCGCAGCCGTTGTTGTAAATGGTCCTGGTCTTTCTATACTACCGGCTCCCGGTTTTGCAGCTAAGACGCTTGCTACTGCTAATAGAGCACAACAAGCAGGGTCAACTACTAATGGTGAACCTGTAAAAGAAAAGAATCCTAAAGAACCTAATCATCCTCCTTTAGTTCTTGAAAGTCGTGTTGATACGTTTTCTGAGGCATTATCAACTTTAGCTGAAAACGCAGATGAAAATCAAAATGAAATTGCTGCTTTGAAAAAGAAGGGTGTGGATGAGGGATTAGTAACTCCAGAAGATTTAAATCGCCCACTAACTCCAGGTGCGTCAGATGCTTCCCCTCCGCCTGCAAGTCAACCTGCTAAAGTGGCAGCATGTAACTTGATTTATGGAGAAAGTAACTTTCCCCCTTCATATAGACTATCAGCTAATGTCACACTTGGCATGTTGAAAGGTGTCAACATTAATAATCAACATGGGTTATCTAAACAAGACATTATTTGTAATTTAAAACAATTGTCAGAAAATGTCATAGAACCAGTATTTACCATGTTGGGTAAATCACGAGTTCTTATCACGTCTGGTTATAGATATCCGGGATATAATACTGGTGCCATGAGACCTGCCGTTGGTGTATCATTCCATGAACAAGGTCTTGGGGTAGACATGTGCTTTCTAAACACACCATTTTCCAAATATTATGATATTGCATCGCAGTTCAAGCAGGGTATCCAGTATGATAAACTGTTATTAGAATATCGTTTAGGGACTGTTCGTGGAGTCACAACTTATAAGCCATGGATTCATATCCAATGGCAGCAACCAGATATTAACATGGCTAATGGAAGAAAGGGGGGACGTGCGCGCTTAGAGGCATTTACCATGAAAAATGACGCTCGTGTGTCTCCCACTGGAACATTAGTAAATCTACTCTCAGATTCTACTTTACAGTACTAAGAAACCATATAAATAATATTCATGACGACACCAACACGTTTATATAAAGATATCGACTTGTCACTCGCTAAAACTACATCAAATGATGTGGCTAAGCGTGTGGATGTGAACGCTGTGAAACAATCCATAAAAAATCTGTTGTTAACTCGCCCAGGCGAACGTCCCTTTCAGCCATTGTTGGGGAGTGAATTATATCGTATTTTGTTTGAACCTATGGATGTAGTTACAGTAGAGTTGATGAAAGGTGTTATCACGGATTGTATTGGAAATTATGAACCTCGTGTAAAATTGCAAGAAGTAGCTGTAAATCCCAAGTATGATGAAAATTATTATGACATTTCGTTGTATTTTTATGTTGTAGGTATAGCAACACCTGTGACATATAATCTTACCCTTCAGAGACTCCGATAATGGCAGACCTTAGAGTTACAGAACTTGATTTTGCACAAATCAAGGAAAATCTTATCAACTATCTGAAAAGTCAGACAGAATTTTCTGATTACAACTTTGCTGGTTCAGGATTAAATACATTACTTGATATTTTAGCATATAACACACATTATAATGCTGTGTTAGCACATTTACAAACAAATGAAATGTTTATTGATACCGCTATTAAACGGTCATCAATTGTTTCTATTGCCAAAACATTAGGATACACACCGCGGTCTGTGGCAGGCGCAAAAGCTAAAGTGAGTGTGAATGTGGAACCCAGTGTTTCTTATACCGGTACATCATTAACTATACCTCAGTATACAAAATTTTCTACAAAAGTTAACGATAGAACCTACACCTTTATGACTTTAGATAGTCATACTGCATCTAAAATTTCTAATGAGTTCTATTTTAATAATGTAGAAATCATTGAAGGTGCCTATATCCTTCAGCAAACATCTATTAATGCTGATAATGTTTCTGGTCCTATAAAAATTAAAAACAATAATATTGATTTAGCCACATTAAATGTTACCGTTCAAAATAGTATCAGTGATTTAACAACCACTGCATTTGATAGAACAACTACTATTATTGATATTAAGCCTACAAGTACTGTCTATTGGGTTGAAGAAGGTGCAGATGGGTATTATCATTTAATATTCGGTGATGATATCATTGGTAAGAAATTAACTGTCGGAAATATTGTGAACATCACCTACGTTGCATCAAAAGGTGCCGAGGCTAATGGTGCTCAAACATTCACATGTTCTATTAACTTGGCAGGCGCCCCACCAGTCACTACTTTAATTTCTGCGTCGTCAGGTGGTTCTAACCGCGAAACTCCTGAAAGCATTCGATTTAATGCACCAAAATTTAACGCTACAAGAAATCGTGCTGTCACTGTAGAAGATTACAAGACTTTGATTTTTTCTAGTTTTGACAAAGCCAAATCAGTTGCTGTGTGGGGAGGAGAAGATAACATTCCCCCCATATATGGAAAAGTGTTTGTATCAATTGATCCAAAAGATGGATATCTTGTGACTCAGAGTGACAAAGATTTCCTTATCAACACGGTATTGAAGCCACGTAGTGTGTTATCCATTTTACATGAATTTGTTGATCCAGTATACCTCCATGTTGGTATGAATGTGAAAATCAATTATAATCCTCGTATAACTCCTTTTACTGGAGCACAAATTGAGGACATTGTGGCACAAACTATTCAAGAATATTTTGAAAATGAATTGTCTACATTAGATAAACGATTCTATTATTCACGATTAATTAACAAAA